ACCAAGCCCGTGCCGCAAGAGTCGTTCTACGAAACAGGACAGACCTGTATCGCCGAACGGCGCGAGCAGGAGAGCCGTTTAAGGATCGCGATGAGCGAGCGACCGACGGTCAGCTTGCGTAAGCCCCTCAAGAAAGTCGAGCCCTAGCAGGGTGCGCTATGCCTATGGACGATTGGTGTAGCTGCACGGATAAGCGCATTCGGATTGATCTTTCCGGACACGGCAAAGAGTATCCGACGTGTAAAGCGTGCGGCAAGAACACGCTGTTCTTGCATAAGACGGCGCACTTGAAGCACTTCAACGCGCTGGTCGCGGCGTTCGTGCTGACGGTATCCTAATAGGTACCGGCATAAGAGGCGGGGCTAAGCTTAAGCGTGGCCCACGCCTCTTTTTTTGACGCTGCTGCCTCTATAGAGGGCGCCCCTGATAGGCCGTGGGCTGCGACGAAAGTCGCAGAGATAAAGACAGGTCCAAGGACATTTTTTGTCTACACGCGACTACCTGAACACGTAGCTGCGCCGCTACGTGAACTTCAGGCTAAGTTGATTCCTGACGCAGCCCGCCATCCGGACATTGATCACGTAACGATCGTGCATACGTCTAGTCCAGCAAGCGGCAGCGAACACGACCCTGAAAAAACACACGGAGCCTTAGAAAGCCTTACAGAAATCGGCGCGTCTTCTGAACCCATATCGGCGCGGTTACAGGGCTGGGCCTTCTTTGATGCTTTAGATAAAGGCGGCAAGAAGCGAACGGCGTTGGTCGCGCTCGTAGACGCTCCGGGTCTTCAGAAGATTCATGTAGACGCCGCTAGAGCCCTACAAGATAACGGCATTAGTCCGTCTGACCACCACGGGTTTGTGTCTCACGTAACACTAGGCTATCTCGAGCACGGCGGTCGGGTCGATAATCTTCCAGTGTTGGCGCATAAGTTCATGATCGATAAGCTTCACGTTGCCGCAAGAGATCATCATGAAATTCCACTGACTGGCGCCAGTGCCCTGGCAAAAGCCGCGTCAGACTTTGTTATGAACGCCAGAGACCTTCGGAAGGAACCCCGGCTAGCTCCCGGTAAAGGGGACACGTCGGCGGTAGTAGGTTCTGGTCCAGTTCAGCAGGGTGCAATGTCATCGGGTGGCGGATCGCGATGATCCATTAACGTAGAGGTGGCTCAATGGCCGATGTTCCGCGTCCCGTTTACGTTGCTCTAGGTACCTGTGACAATAAGTGCATGGACAAGCGGCTGTATAAAGTACCTGGTACTCCTCACGCTTATTCACTACTGTGCGTTTCATGCCTTAAAGAGCTAGGCTATGTCGTTCCAAAGACGAGGACCGCAGATGACATCGAAGTTGTTGATGGCGAGCTCTATTGGAAGAAGGACACATAAGAGGTACCCTTAAACATGGCGCAGGGTCCGTATCTCAATAAAGACGTCAAACCGAGTAGCACGATTCAAATCGTGCCACCGACCGGACAAGACGTCGCCATGCTCGTTGCATCTAACATCGTAAGTAATCTGCGAGCACAGCAGCCGTCGAGTTTGACGCTACCATCGTTCTATAAACTCGCCTTTCTCGTGGCACAAGAAACAGACGAGATCGCTGTCGCGTCACTCGACACGTAATTCCCTAGACAGCTGCAAAATCTCGGGCTAGCATCCGATCGATGCCTACCTGGGAAATCATCGCGGGCGCCATGACGCTCGTTGCCGTTCTGTGGAGCCGAGCCCGCTCAATAGCAGAATGGTTGACGGGCTGGATAATCATCACCAAGAATACGAACAATCTACTCGGCACGATAGTACTGGCGCACCTAAATGCCACCTCTAAGCGTCTCCAGGTTCCAGGAGAAGCGTATAGCGCGGAATTTCGCCACATCATACCACTCGAGAAAACCGCCATGGTCGGCGTTCAGGTACTGACAGGCTCCCGACAAATTTTCTGGCGAAGGCTGAGACCGATGTGGTACTCCTCTAAGTCTATCCCGGATAGTGAGATGAACTCCTCTCTGACAGAATATTCGTGTCAGTTCTCCTTTTTTCGAGGGACTGTTAAATGGGAGAAGTTGATCCTAGAAGCCCTTGAACGTGTTAACAAGGCTGGCAACGAAGAGACTACGAGATTCAACGTAGTAATGCACGAATCCACCAGAGGAACTAGTGGTTCAGAAGAAATGCAACCGCCCCCGTATAAGAGGCGAAGAAACGGAGGAGGAAGTACCGCAGACTCATTCGGCACGTGCATCAGACTCCTAGGTTGGCGACAAGAGGATCTAAGAATGTCCCCCCCTTCTCCACCGGCCGAACAGCTTTCTCTCGACGCTTCTCTAGAGGCCTTGATGGAAGAAGCAGCCTTCTGGCACGCGTCTAGAAAGTGGTACGAGAAGTGCGGCATCCCCTGGCGAAGAGGGTATGTGTTCCACGGTGAACCGGGAACAGGGAAAACGAGCTTCACACGTGCGCTAGCAGAAAAATTACGAATCCCGGTACACGTGTTTGACCTTGCCTCTATGTCTAACTATGAGTTCAGACACGCGTGGGAGCTCATGGCCAATGACACTCCTTGCATAGCTCTCATCGAAGACGTAGATGCGGTATTCCATGGGCGTACTAACGTAGCTTCAGATACCTCAAGTTCTTCGCTTACGTTTGACTGCCTTCTGAATTGTATAGATGGCGTTCAAAAGTGTGATGGGGTGTTGTTAGTTTTGACGACTAATCATGTGAATACCTTAGACGACGCCCTGATAAATCGTCCTGGCCGTATCGATAAGAGCATCGAGTTTCTCCCCCTCTCTTCAGAAGGCCGCGTGAAGCTGGCTACCAGAATTTTGGGAGACGAGAATAAGGCGCGAATTATGGCTCAGAAGCACGACAAGGTTAGTGCCGCAGTCTTCCAAGAGATCTGTTTTCAAGCCGCGATAGAAGATAGGTTCAGTAAGTAGTCCCTAAGACTGACCTCCTTTTTTGGTAAAAGAAAATGAGGGGGTAAACATGTGGGAATCACTAGGCCTGCTGCTGGCACTTGTTGTGCTGATCAGCGGTGTCATCACGGCTGACATGGAGGGCCGGGAAGCAGGCACCAATGCCGACGAGTAGCGAGCTCCCGTGGAAATGGGATAACTACAAGCCTGTTGCAAAGGAGGCGCGAAAGACGTCTAGCCTTGTCGAGTACATCGCTATGACGGTTCTCGAGATCTCTAAGACAAAGGCGAGATTCCTTATTCAACAGGGCAAGGTAACTGTCAACGGCGTAACGGTATATGACCCAGATCAACAGATCGACGTCTACCGTGATGTCATAGAAGTGCTGATCGGTTAATAATGTCTTCGCAGCCATGGTCAGGGGTGGTCATGGCGGGAGGTCCGGTCGGTCATCAATAGTCAGGTGTATGTAGTCGGGTGGCTATATACAGGCGGCTCTGATTAGATAGGAGAGGATCATAAAAACTAGTCAGTGAAATTTGTAGTAACGCATCAAGTTAATGGGGGTAACTATGAGTGCTGAACAAGCAGGTCAGGTTGGCTTCGAAGCCACTGTACCAGACGATGACGGCATCACGTCTGTGAAGCTGCACATCGTGGCGAAGATCTGGGGCGCTGCTCGCACCACGGTCAGCCGCGCTGTCGCAACGATCAAGACGCTCGGTCTCAAAATCGCTCATCGCACGAACAACGCGACGAAGAAGATCAAACAAGCGACCAAGTCCGTGTGGGCGAATCCTGTTCGCCCCTTTCTGCGTGCTCGCGCGCTCATGCTCGCGATTTTGGGAGCCGCCGCGGGACTCGTGGTGGCACCCGTTACGACGCTGATCGCGGTTGCCGTGGTTGGCGCTACGGTCGTTGCCGCGGCGTACACGCACGCCTATCTCGAGGAGTCAGAGCACTATGTGCACCGCGCGCTGTTCCAACTGCTTAACGCAGTTCGCGCGGCGATCTCGTTTCTGGTGTACGCGGCAGCCGCAGCGGCAACGCTGCTTCTCTGCGTGTTCTCGACTCCAGCCGCCGTTGGCTCGATCGTAGAACTGGTGCTCCGGCGGCACGGAACGTCAAATGACGAGGCTCTGCTGGCTTATGGAGCGGTCTTCTCGTTCCTTACAGGCCATTGGGTTTCGTCACTAGCGTTCTTGTCGTTGCTGTTGCTAACGTCCTCGAAACGAGAGAAGTTCGAGAACCGAACGGTCGACGCGAATAGCGCGGCTAGTAAGGTTACCGTTCGAGTCAAACTTCCCAATTGCCAGGCCTGCGGTGAAGACGTGGATGGTCCGCGCTTCAACCTTGGTAAGCATCGGGGGCTGTGTCAGGGCTGCTTTTCGCTTCTCGCGCGCGAACAAGCGCGTGAGTCTGAACGCAAGAGGAACAGTCGATACGAAGACGACGACGCCGCTATCGAGATGCCAGAGAACATGCACGCGGACAAGAAGGTGTATGCGACGGTGGCTATTCCGCGGAACAAAGCTCTGTCGATTCCGGAACACATGCGGAAGCAGCTGCCGCAGGTCGAGAAGAGCGCGAAGGACCTCGCGAATATCTATTGGGCCGAAACGGCGTGGTGGTTCGACAAGAGGGGTAAGCGCTACGTTCGCCAGTGGGACGGTTATGTTGGTGGGCAGGTGGCTGCTGTGATCAACTACGATCACGAGCTGTCTCGAAGAGGTTTCTACGTCACGACGCCGCTTATCAGTAACAACACAAAGGAGGGTCCATTCTCCAAGTTACTGATTGCTCAAGAGGCGGCTTCACGCTCTCTGACGGACTCTAAGGCGACGTTCGACGCCGCGCTCCAGGAGATCCAAGATCACGAGATCGTGAGGGAAGTGTCTATCGATCTACCGGCTGCCGAGGTTCGCGCAAACTCTGCGCTTGACTCGGTTGGTTAGTAGTCGATAGCCACACACGCACCTGCCCTCGGGGGTGCGTTTTTTTTTTGCTCGACAACGTCTGCATTGTGCGCAATAACGTCTCCTCTCCGAGGAGAACAAAACATGAGACCGAGAATCCTTTTAGATTGTGATGGCGTGATGGCCCAGTATGTCCAGGCTCTTTTGGACCGAGTATATGAGCGGACAGGGAAGAGGTTTCAACCAGACGATGTCTCTAAGTGGGACGTGCTCGAGAGCCTTGGGTTCGACGCTAAAACGTGCAAAGAGATCTACGACTCTACAGTCGAACCCGGATTCTGCGCTGCGATACAAGCGTTCCCGGGCGCCGCTGAGGGCGTTCATAGGCTTCGTGATTTTGGTGACGTGTACGCAGTCACCGCTCCTTTTGACAGTAAGTACTGGATGTCTGAGCGCGAAGCGTGGCTCAAAAACTTTGGCTTCGCGCGCAAGAACATAGTTCACTGTATCGATAAGCACATCGTTACAGGCGACGTCTTAGTAGACGACAAGACGTCCACGCTAGTGAAGTGGCAAGAGCACAATCCGCTAGGCACAGCGATTCTGTTTCAGCGGAGCTATAACAAGAACGATAAATGGAGCGGAGTTGTAGTGTCAAACTGGCCTAACCTGGTATCAATGGTTAGGGACCACCTTTGATCGACAAGAAAGACGTTGAACAACTAACTAGCGTACTCCAGGAACTTGTGAACAAGGTTGCACGCATCGCGCATGTATTAGAAGAGGAGTATCGTTATCCAACGATGAAGGCGTGCACCTGCTGTGGGTATAGCTTGATCGAAGATGACGACGAGATCTGCCCGTGCTGCAACACCAAGACAAAGTGAGATAGTATGGCGATGGTATTTCCTACACACGTTCAACAGTGGCCGAGTAACGTACTACCTCTTCGCCTAGAGGAATATGCGCGGGATGGACAACCACCCACACAGAACAGGCGTGCAGATGGCATATACGTTACGGGGCAGCAAGTCATAGACGCAGTAGCGATATCGCAGACGCGCTTGAACATGCACAACATTGACCCGCGATATTTTGTAGGCACGGCGATGCACGAAGCCGGTGTTACTAACGAAATAGACACTGAGGTGGCTACGCAAAGCGATCCAACAGGTTTTGTATCGATCGGCCTCTATCAAATTAGCCAAGAAGAAGGACAGGAGTTTGGTATCTCTCCTGTAGACCTTCTGGATCTGCAGAAGGCTACTGACTGTATGGTGCAGTTGGCGGAGAAGCACCGCTCCGATATGCGCGCCTTCATGGCAGCCCTGCCCGCGAACTCTCCAGGATTCTTGGACGCGTCAGAACCTGATCCTTCTTACATCGATACAAACGGCACATTGTGGCCAGCAGGCACCATGCGCGCGTACCTAGCGCTTTGTCATAACCAGGGGTTCGGCGCGGCGCAGTACACAATAAAGACACATGGGATGGATTGGCGCGGCTATAAGAGCCGTAACCCACAGATCAACCTCGTTTGTCACGACTATGGGGACGACGTTATAACGGGTGGCTCAGCGTGGCCTCAACCCCTCCCAACGCCTTCCTGGCCGCCGACGCGCATTCTACAGCTCACGGTTCCTCCTATGAGGGGCCCAGATGTAGAAGGTCTGCAGCAGCGCCTAAAGGTGTCTGTAGACGGCGTCCACGGACAAGGAACGGATGCAGCGTTGCGTCAGTTCCAATATAGCCAAGGACTTACGGCAGATGGCAAGTGCGGCCCACAGACAGTAGCTAAACTTCCTCTGACAGTTTGACCCTATACTTGTAATGATTGCGGTACCCTAGGCCGCGCTGAACTTCAGGAGATTCAACGAGATGCCCCTTCTCACTGTAAATAATCTAACATCGGAAGTGCTCGCTCTCCAAGAGAAGACCGGCGAGTACGGTGGCCTTGTCCTCCGCGTTCCTGCGAGCGGTTCGGTTTCTAACGTCTACGTCATGTTGCAGACGCTGGCTTCTTTGGAGCCTACCCTGCAGGCACAGGCGACCGCTGGAAACCTTACGTGGTCGACCTCGGTTGATCCCGCCTTTGAGTCGGATCAGATTCCGAGTCACATTACGACTGTCCTTGTGACGCCGTATGATGCGGTGGCTGGCGATCAGATCATCTTGACAAACTTGACGTCGGCCGGCGCTGTGTCGGTTGTGCTGTCTGCGGCTGCTCCGATCGGTCAAGAAGTCCATGTCGTTGATGCTAAGGGTGATGCGGGTACCAACCACATCACGATCACGGTTGCATCGTCTGGCACGATCAACGGCGGCGCGAACGACGTAATCAGTTCGAATAACGGTCACGTTGCTCTGCTCAAAACGGGCGCGAGCGCGTGGACGATCATCGGCTGAGTTAAGTGGCCGCTGAGCACGCGGATACTGGCCGGCCTATGCCGGCCGATCTCGTCGCTCGAGCGCAGATTAAGTATCATAAGTTTGATGTCGCTACGCGACAGATCTCGCTCCGTAATACGGGAACGAACGTTCTCTGGATATCCTTTGATCGAGAGAATTGGGTAGACATAGCGTGTGGAACATCGCTAGATGACCGTGTGTGTATCAATGGGTTTTGGTATAAGACGCAGACTGGTAGAACGTCGTTTGTCGTGGTAGCTCTTCAGTTGTCGTATAAAGACCCGGCGATTCCGCCGCCTACTGAAGATGAACTTCAACCCTGCGAGTGATTAGCACTTAAAAAGGTAATAATTCCATGCCTTTAACGCATTACCCTAAGGTGGTAAATGCTACCGTGATGGCGTGGGTTCAACCTGCGCCACCCGACGGCAAACTCTTTCATAGTCAGCCGAAATTCTCTGAGTTGAACCGGTTCAGAGAACCAATCGAACCAGGAAAGATGGTCGTAGGGTATCACGATGGAATCTCGTTCACGCGCTTCTTTGGGAGCTTCTTTTGTGATCAGCCGTTGCTCATCGTAGCTAGTTTCTCGAACGATGAGGTTGACGAGCAGGGTAATTATATCACAGATGAGACCATGCCAGCTCTCCACTACGATGCCGAGGCGCTAAGGCATGTGTATGACCCCACAAAACAGGGACCGACAGGTAAAGCGTTTTTTGTAATCTTCGGCCGCTGGGTACGCGTAGCTGTCACTAACACAGGAACAGCACCGACGAAGGCGACCAGGATATATATAAGAGGTAGCGTGTTCTAGTGAAAATCACCGTGAAAGCCCCGTGTGCAGGTAGCATTTGGCTTCAGATGATGAGCGTTGGTCAAAAAGTATCTATAGGCGAGGTCTTACTTATTCAAGAATCTATGAAGTTAGAGCTTACTATCGAAAGCACGGATAACGGGAAAATTATATGGTTGGCTTCTGCAGGAACAAGCGTACAAGCGGATGATCCTGTAGCAATCATTGAGACCGGTGAATGAAAATACAAGCAGGAACCGTTTATGTGTTGATTGACCCAGAGGAGTGGGAAATCAGATATGTTGGGTACACAACAACTTCACTGTCTCGTCGACTAATAAGTCATTGTAATGATAAACAAACAAACCATAGAACTAATTGGATCAAAGCACTAAAACGCCAGGATCGCATACCATACATTCTTTCTGTTCAATCACTAGTGGCAACAGATCTCCGAGAAGCGGAGCGTTACTGGATCCAGTATTTCAAATCAATAGGATGTTCGTTGGTTAACGGTACAGAGGGCGGCGATGGATTTTTGGGCGGCAAACATACGGAAGAATCGCGAAAGAAAATGTCAGCCGCTGCAAAAATGCAGCAACATACGCCCGAACGCCGAGCAAAGATCAGTGCAGCCCATAAAGGTAAACAAATTTCTGTTGATACGCGAGAAAAGTTGCGCGTCGCAAACACAGGACGGCGCGCGTCAGACGCCGCTCGTCTTGCGATGAGTAAAGCGCAGCAAGGCAGGAAACATACCGCGGGCACTCGCGCCAAGATTAGCGACGCGAACAAAGGGAAGAAGATATCTATAGAACAACGAGAACGCTTACGTATTGTTAATACGGGTAAGCAGCTCACAGAAAAGACGCGTTCTAAGATTAGCGCGGCGCTGACGGGGGTTAAGCGCACAGATGAGCAACTTAAGAAAATACGAGAAATACTTCTCGTGCGCAACCAATCCTTAGAAATGCGTCAAGTAGTAAGCTCAGCGCACAAAGGAAAAACGCTTTCGCAAGAAGTGCGAAATAAAATCAGCGCGTCGAAGAAAGGTAAACCTGGGCATTCGCAATCCGCGACATCGCGCGCCAAGATTAGCGCGACTAAAAAAACGCGCGGATATTCTGAAGACACGCGACAGAAGTTAAGCGCGGCTGGAAAGAAACGCTGGAAGTCGAGAGAACCTCAGTAACTGAATCAAATGACAACTATCGAGACAACGCCCTAGCGGCCGTCGCCCCGAGAGACATCGAGTCGCGCAACTTGTCTTGGTCTTTCTGCGAGAACGGATTCTTCTGATACGGCACCCAGCCCGCACCGTGAACCGCGTGTCCTGCGTTGAGTGACAGCAGTTTCTCGTGTCGCGACAAACCGGTCGGATCAATATGCGCCTGTGCAAGTTGATCGTCGAGCAAGTGACCCCAGCCTTCTTGTGGCCGGACCTTCATCATGACGCCGTCGCCAATGTCAATAACGTCGCCGCCTAGCGAATCGAAGGCTCTGCGACCGACATCGATAGATTTGTCTAGGTCGACCATGTCCGCAGCACGAGCTCCACGCCCCCGGTTTATCAACTGTTGACGAAGAGCGTCTGAGTTCTTGAGTATGTGTATTGCCACGTCGTAGGACTCTGGGTCATAGGTCCTCAGTAGCTGATGATGCTCGAGAACTTCGCCGGGATCGGGCTTCATCGGCATGTTCTCAACATCCGCCCCGCCCATCATCTGGTTCAGACGAAGATTGGGTCGGTAGTCGAGACTCTTATGATGAAGGCCCATCTCCTGTGCCAATGCGCGAGACAGCGTCGACTTGCCCGCACCCACGGGTGCGTCAACGGCGAAGCGCAGTTTCATCGGGTCCAGGCCGCGCCGGTGCAGGATCTCTGACATGCGGTGAGCCTGCCCAAGCACAGGCTGAGGGATCTCCGACGCCTGATCCTTTTGCTGAATGTTGCCGCCACCACTGAATAAGTTGGCGATGTCAGCACGGATGCCAGGCTTGCTGGCGAGAACACTGCCGGCCGTGGCCAGAGGAATACCTACCTGCGCGAGAGTAGGCAAAATCTCAGCTAGTTTGGGCGTGGACGCACGAAGAGCGACAGGTGTCGCAGCATTAGTTCCCGCTCCCTGTGCCCGTTGACTCATCCAACGATTCAAGGGTTGGATGTTCGGACTCTGCGCTATCTGCGCTTTGTTGCCGAACATCTGGTTGAACATGAAGCGTTGCGTGGCGTGACCTTCACCCGCGTATTGACCAGGAACACCTTCACCTGTTTGTGGGATCTTTGCAGCACGTTGCTGTAGTTGTGCCTGCATCGGCGTCGGCTGAATCGCGCCAGCGATGCCGCCACGCGCCCGTGTAGATAGGCCAGGAGCCAGGCGAGCCTGTGGCGCTTGCCCTATTGCACCCATTACATTCCCGGGCAGAGACGCGCCAGATCTTTGAGCCGCGTTACCCAGTGCCCTGGCATACGTCGCTCCTGATATGGCGAATTTCTCCCAGCCCACGGTCACCCCGACAGCGCTCTGATGGAGGGATTAGTCTCAGGAGAAGGATCTCCCGGTAGAGGCCCACCTACCGTTGAGCCCGCGCCTTCCGGCGTCTCAGGAGAGCACGTTACGTGCGGCGAGGACGCCGTAGGAAGCTGCAGGCGAAGAGGAGCTTCGCCTCCCCATACGGCTGGAACATCCCCAGGAACGTGTGACATAGGAGGAACCACGGCGTCTGGTGGTATGTCCTGGCCTCGCTCTGTGGCGGCGAGACCCGTGTCCATGTTAGACGGAGCAAGCCCTAGTTTGATTAGAGCCGCATCGCGACCTCGTAGATACGAGGTCACCATGTTAGTATGCTCCGACGGGTGCGTTGACTATGTTCTGCGCCTGAGGCTGCGGGTGCTTGTGTCGATCCCATAGCACGGAGCCCAGAGCACCAGCTGCCATTAGTTTGCCAGGCCCGATCTTTCCAATTAGAGGAAGTTCGAGACCTGCAGACTTAACGCCGTATCGAACCAGCGCAGCGCTGCACCCAGCACTATGTGCGCTCGGTAGCATTGGAGGTTAGCCTAGCGCGACAAAAACTACAGAGGCAGCACCCGTCGTTGTCACTGCGGCACTAGTAATAAAACCTTGGGATGTATTGCACCAAAGTAGATAGCCACCAGCAGCTGCTAGCGGCCATTGAGTGGCGGTGTCACTATTAAACTCAATAGTGACGCTTCCAGAAAGACACTTGACTAAAATGGCTTTAGCCCCGGATCCAGACAGCGTACCAAGGCTAACAGGATCTGCGGATATCGCACCCGAGTAAGTTCGGGTGAACTCTGCCATGCTTGTAAACGTCAAAGTGGCAGCAAGACTAACGGCCGCCGTAGAGGTAGTATTTTCAAGAGGGCACTGGAAATTTCCAGCAACAGTCATTACTTGGCTAGCCATAGGACCTCTACGCTAATTATAGCGCCATTCCCGTAACGACAAACTCACTCAGTTTTCCAAGTTTTGCCGCGGAGAATACTGTAGATCATAGATTTGGCTACGCCGAATTGTTTAGCTAGGGCGTTGTGTGATGCGAGACCTGCCAGAGAACGAATCAATTCCACGTCCCTGATAGAAAGTTTTGCGTTGCGGCGATTGCGCACTTGTGTTGATTGTGTTGCCCACTGACAATTAGACGGTTCGTAATTACCGTTAACATCGATCCGATCAATCGAATGGTTTGCGGGACGGGCGCCCATTTCTTCTAGAAAGGCCTCAAAAGAAGTTGCCCATCTGTCACATAGCGTGATGCCGCGACCACCATAGTGATGATAATCCATATCGTTCTGGTTAAGGCAGCGATTTTTGATACCTTTCCATATCTGATATGTAGGCGTTTTAGATAAACCGTGCGTAGTATTACGCTTTGCTACTGCTTTCTTTTGTAGAGAACCACATGAACGAGTGTTTCCGCTCTTAAGATTGTTGCCCGCTACTACAATTATTTTTCCGCACCCGCAGGTGCACTGACAACGCCATTTAGACGCAGGCAATCGTTCAATAACGACCAATAAGCCATATTTCTGCCCTGTTAGATCAATGCGCGCAGACATTTATTTATTACCAGAACTTGAGCACGCTTAGAACTCGCTTAATGAGCGACTTCTTAGCGGGTCGTTTGAGAGCACGCCGAACCCCTCTCGACAGACCAAGTTCCGCCATCTTCTGGCGATAGCCGCTGATCTTGTCAGCCATGATCTGCTGCCAGCCAGTGCTCGAGTCATAAACTTGCGAATAACCGCCAGATAGATTCTGAAATGGCGCGGCCTGCTTCCCGAGGAAATCATACTTGGCCCCTGTAGACGGAGGAGCGAAGTTATCAACCGTGTTGAAGTCCGAGACGGCAACGCCGTTAATCAGGTAGGTGAGCGCTTCAACTTGATCACAAACTTCTCGCGCCGCGATTAGACCATCTGTCAGTTGTTCGCAACACCGTAGCTCTGGATCGGCAAGAGCTTCAAGAACCTCATGCGAGGCGCACGAGCTCCAGTTGGTACCGTCCTGCGCGCAAAGTTCCGGGAAGATGTACAGGATCGGGTAACCGGTAGAAGTTCTATCGTGATACCCCAGAGCACCTTGAATCGTCGGCACTTTGCGAAGTTGCATCTGCCATGCTGTTGGGCTGATGACACCGCCCGGTACCGCAACAGTAACCGTGCAGTTATCACCTACACCCCACAGAGGCGCGAAGTCCCTTCGTACTTGGATCTGCAAAGCTGCTGCAACCGCCTGACGCTCAGCCAGAGGGATTCCGGCGTCTACGTCGACAATTACAATGTTCGGAGCATCAAGGTCTAGAGCCACGAGAGCCTCCTAGTGTTTTTCAGCTGCGTATGCCGCAACAACTTCGATAACGATACCCGTTAGAGCAGATGCTAGAGCAAGCTCACCGATCAGTACGCCGTCCGCCGCGCGACGAACGTCGCCGCCGCACTCGATAGCGCACACACCTGCGCCAACCGTTAGCGCAGCATTACCCGCAAGAGCCGTAGCAAACGGGTGCTGGTGTACCGTGGCACACCCGCATAGCAGTGCTGCCGCTATTGCGAGACTCTTCACTTGTGCGCCATCTTGTGCGCATTGACCGACCACGCCTTGGCGCGGGCGACGCCGTGGGCTGCACTAGCAGTCATCAAGCGCGGCATAGCGGTAGTCGAGGCACTGCCGCTCCCGCTGCCCGTACCCTTCATAACAGCGTCGACTGCCGCGATCGCACAGTCAACGGCGTCAAGGCCTACTTGAGCGGCGATACTCGTCAAGTCCGCTTCTAGCGACGGCAAGTCCGCCGCAATAAGAGCGCTTACGTCAGAGAGCAGACCCTCAATGAGGGTTGCACCGCCAAGTTCGATATCCGAGATAACCTGCGATGGCAGGTTTGCCACCTCTGCCGCAAGGTCCGCCTTAGCGCAGGCAACAAAAGCGCCTGACATCACCTTCGCGTCAGCCTTAAGAAGAGAGCAGCTCGCGAGAGCCGCAGCGAGAAGAACAACAGAGATGTTTTTGATCATGCCGGCACCTTAGCAACTAGTTTGAGAGAATGCACGTTCGATTCAATGAATGTAATAAGGAGTTTAATAACCGCGTCTTCGTTCTCTAGGCCGAGAACCTGCTCGATCTCTTGGATACCGTTGGTTCCAAGATGAGACTTGAGTGTAGCAAGAGCCGCGTCCCGTGCGGCCTTCAGCTGCTCGACGGTTGGGTTATTGCCCAGTGACTGGATGACCGTTTGGTCCATCTCTTGGACGACACTCATGGCAAGCTGCTCGAGTCGCGTCATGATGCCAGCGATCTTTGCATTCTTGATGTGCGCCGTAATCCACACTGGTAGCTTTGCGGAGGCCCAGGTGAGCGCGAGAGTCACCAGCGGAAGAACTACGTCCTTGAGAACTGTCAGAAGAATGGTGTCGATTGTGTTCTGCATATTTTATCCTTCAATCAATTTTACGTGGAACGCTTACGCTGCCTTTTTCGGCTGGCCTATCGGCATGTGTATGACAATATCCAGCTTTGATTTTTTTGGACGTTCGATGTGTTGGTATGATCACGTGAAATGACACTGTTTTGCCCATGAGTTCTTCTACGCTTGTACTGTTACATACGGGACAGTGAACGAGCTCATCGGGTAGCATCTTCATTGCCTCGAAGGTCTCACCGCACTGACACGTATAGTCATCGATTCTCGGCATCCGCGTTTATCCTAGCACAGTGATTCGAGAGGCGTATCGTTAGTAAAGTCAATATTTGGATTAGTAGGATCATCACCCGCCACAGGCGCGCCTGCCGCATTGATCACAGGCAGTACAGGCGTGACGACAGGCGCCGTTCCTGTTGGTAGAGGCTGCATATTGGGTCCGAACATCACAGTCTCTGCGTTTGTTACAGTAGTTCCTAGCGCGTCAAGAATCGCGATCAATGGATTAGCCGGAGTCGCAGGGCCGAACAAAGCATCAAGCAGCGCTGACGCATTGCTAATGCTCGCTGAGGTTGGACCACCGGCCATTACGACGATGCCGCAGACATACTCGTTATGATCAAACGGCGGCCGATTAGGGTCTGATTCTTGGAGCCGACGAGCAAACTCAGTAGTCAGGAACGTGTTCCCGCCAGTACCTGTTATACGAGTAACGTACATAGAGGGCAGCGGTCGCTGGAGAGACGCCTGAAGATTCTGTACTTGTGTGGTCAGCGCAGCAGCCCCCGCGGATAGCTGATTGGCCGATGCTTTCGCCGTATTCATCGCGTTCTGCATCAAGGTTGCCGTACTCGGTGCGCCTGCCTGTAGGTACTGTATTTGCTGTGACAGCTGAGTAACAGTACTGCCTACTTGTGGAAACAGCGACTGCCCAGGGCTAGTTGATCCCCAGTTGGCGCTGGATCCTGATACTACCGGTGGAGGAGCAGAAGGATCGACACTTACAAAGGCAGATAGTTTGTCAAAACCAACAAGAGACGTAGTTGGCCCAGTCGAAGACTGCTCTGTGATATTGACTTCCCACGCAACTGAGTAATACAGCGGCCCCTCTTCGTCAGGATCAAGACCCGTATCCGCGTACGTAGAATTGGTTCCTGTGCCTACTGCTACGACCGTGTTGTTTCCGCTAGTCATTCCTGCGGTAAGGGCTTGAGTAGGAAATAAATCGAGAACGCTTCTAGCAGAGCGGACCGTGACGTCAGTGGAACGAATGATCGCGTATCTGTTTACTGAGAACGTTACACCCGGAAAATATTGAGGACCGTAGCTAGTAGACGGCGGATCCCAATTAATGACGATTGAAACGTCAGCAGCCGTTGACCCACTAGGCCCCGCGGCAGGCGTAGCCGTCACGTTTTGAGGAATAGGAATAGTACGTGCAGTAAGATCGGCCTTGGGCCTCATTAGTTGGTTGAGCCCAGAAGCGCCTTGAACCGTATTGTAGAAGCTCGGGTCTCCAACCATTATCACGGCCGCGGTCACGGCGTCTGTTGTCTTCACAAACGAAGGTCTGTTTGCGTTCGTCATGTCTAGAAGTGAGTTGACGAAAGCTTTGTAGAATCCTGCGTTGCCGCCGCTAACGTTAGCACTCGATGACACGAGATGCTGATAAGCAGACGAAGCATCCGTACTTACAGGCGCGTTATTCCCAGTCCAGTTTTGTAAGTCACTTGCAGTGGCCGGCAGAAGTGGCGACGGTTGATTGGGAAACGTTTTTTGTATCGGTACAACCAGAACATTAAGCTTTACGCCGGAGGTCAGTGCGCTCAGCGCTCCAAGTAACTGGGAGGCAACCGCACTAGACGGATTAGGCACAGAAGGCGCCGCGGGCAACGACGGCAGGGTAGACAGTGTTAGCTCAGCTGCTTGTATCACTTCGCTGACTAGAGAAGTTACGCCTTGTGCGGCTGCCAATACCGAAGACGGAATCAGTTCGTTTGGGTTTAGCGAATACCAATCACCCACGCGTTTTCTCCGTAAGCTGTTTTATCTTAATCAGCGTGTTTAAACGTCTCGCGGCTTCTAAGCGCAAGAGTCTCGCGTTGAGATTCATCAACTTGGTTATGACTTCACCAAGAGCAGGTGACTTGTTATTCCAATCAGTCATTGAACGCTATCTGCGATACGTATAGTTGCATAGAAGAAACTTTGGTAGCGTATACCGCTAGTTGTGACATTGCGTTCACGAGTACGATAGGGTTAGACGGCACTAAAGCGCTGATTATATCAGGCAGTATCGTCGATAAAAACGTAGCCAAGTCAGTCAGGAAAGAGTCGAACTTTGGCAGAGGATGCGACCCCTGTGTGCCAAGAACTACTTGGGATCCGCTAAGCGTTGCTTTAACGGGCGTCGATAGGCTCAATTCATCAGCAGCCGTTACTTCGTATAGACCGCTGGTTATAACTCGAGTGTCTCCGACGACACTAGTCGTACTATCACCACCAGTAGATTGGACGTTGTCTCCCGTGACTAACGAAATAGCGCCCTGTGCTACTGTAGTCTGAGAATTTCCGCCAATCTGCACGACCGCATTTCCGCCTATGTTGGTCGTTGAATTAGTTCCAACGTCCAATGAGTCTTCTATACCGACGGACACAGAACGACTTCCAGCGACGTCGTTGTTGTATTTGTTAGTGCCGGAGGGCCCCGATGATATATCAACGCCGCCCTCCCCGTACAGCTGTACGCGGCCGTCACTGCCCGCGTGAAGCCGGAACAGCGTCTGACCCTTCGGTTCCGTTATCGAGAAATCGAGCACGTCACCAGTAGCACCAAGGTCTAGTCGAATGCCCCAGTTTTGCTCGTCCTGTCCTGTCTCCGTAGCTTGCGATGAACCGGCACGTAGAATGAAAGACGTCTTGCCCTGATCATTGAACGTCTGCCATTGCCCCCAGTCCGTCACTGTCTGAACCCGCCTGGCAACGCTTTGCAATGTTCCGGCTACGCCCATGGATCTAACCTGTGCAGTTGGACTGCCCATTAGAGTCACTCCGCCCGCTAGAACGGCGACGTGGTTTCCTGCAGTTCCTACTTGTGCCCAGTCTCCTTGTTGCATGTCGGTTGGAGCGGTAGGAGGTTTGTAGTTGTTGAAACCATCGGTTGGCTGAGTCGCGTCGTTATCTCCATACCCGTCGAGACCCGTGAGGGAAGGAGGCGTGATCGCCGCTTGCTCCGCGCCCACAAAGTCAATGACTCCTACTATGACGGGAAACCCGAGGTCATAAGATATAACCACGTTTGTTCCTGTTTCTAGGTGGTCGAAGGCATTAGCCGTCGCCTTCATCTGCGGAACGTCCCGCAGGGGTCTCCCTCCGTGTGTCTTTACAATGGAGGTATGTGTCGCTGAGTTATACGCCATGACCACGCCAAGCTCCCAGCGCGTGTCGCCGGTCGGCGCATTACGTGACAGGCCAGCGGCTCCTAAGTTAGCGGCCCCTGGCCTGCGCAGTGGATCGTTAGACATCTCTCTACTGGTGTAGCAGAGAGATGGCTTACTTGCTGAGAATGTGAATTAGGTGCGTGAGTCCGGCGGCTAGTGGCGCTACAACGGCGGCGACTTTTAGCATGAGCTTACGGCGAAACATGTGTGAGTCGAGTTTGTCTTTGCGCTCGATCTCCCTAGCATCTCGTTGCTCTTCGAGAATCCCGGACATGATCTCTATCTTGCCGCACGCCTCAGCAAAGCTGGTACTCATTCCACCAACTTGCTTCTTGACGTCGTCGACGTCTTTCTTTACGCCGCCAATGGCCGTGTACAGTCGCGCATGATCCTCCGCGTCTTTCTTCGCGTAAGAATCTAAGTCCTTGTGCAAGGACTTTAGGGTCGGCTTATCGTCGCGTGCGCGCCCCACGCTATGCCTCAGGCCCCGAGGGGCGTCGCGACAGAGACGACAGGGTTGACACCAGGGTCGTCGTTACTCGTGATAACACTACCCGGCGAGTCACCGTCACTCGTGCTGACGTTATCGACAAAGCCGAGTACAGCGTCAAGCTCTGTGGAGATGAGCAGGCTGGCGCCGTTTGGCTGAATACCGGCCGGGGATACAGCACCGAATGGCAGGAGCCGATCCGCCATACCCGAGACGTTCTCGAGAATGAGATTCTGGCCCGCGTTCCACCCGATTGCATAGCTCGTGATCATGCACAGCTCCGCGTAGAAGCCGCCGACGTAGTTGTGCGTCTTGTCGCGGAAGATGCAACCTAGACCGAACGGAACGAGAAAGAGCTCAGAATCGAGGTTGATGTAGTATTGCGGGTTCGCGGTGTCGGTAGCCGGATCGTCGAACTGAGACGGATCTACCCCGCCAAGGACTGCATTGTGGTATAAGACTCGGAGCAAATTACGGCCGTTTACGAATAGGCGACCACACGTCCATTGAACCTGCGACTTCCCGCTCAAAAAAAACGCCCGCGAACTTCCAATCATCATCATGGGTTGCGTGGGTTTAGTCGAAGTAAAGTTCCACGCTTGTGCCATGCCTATTGGCAACAGATTAGCGGCACCGCCCTGTTGAACGTTCTGTTTACGGGCAGGTCCCGCCATGACCAAAGTATCATCCGGATGAGCCGCGGTATACGCGGCATTGTCCATGGCCCGCTCAACGTAGGAGTTAGCGAAGGCCCAGTTTGATATGCTGTTTGTGACGCCGAGAGCCATTTTTGAAAACCCCTTGACGACCCTAGCGGATCTAGGCTAAGTATAGCGCCTATATGCGAAGAACAACTTACGGTATCGCCTACTTAAACCAAGAAGACAAAGACATGAAGAGCGTTGTATACGCTCTCATAGACCCAAGGACCGACACGATTAAATATGTGGGTAGAACGGTCGAATGCTTGGATCGTCGGGTATCAAGGCACATACGCGAGGCTACTAGCGCTAAAGCGCCATCCACACGAAAAAATAACTGGTTGAAACATTTACAGCGTAATCGACTGTCTGTAATTGTGGCGGCGATCGAAATCCAAGCCGATCCCGGCCGTTTGAGCGCGGCCGAAATGTTTCATATTTCATCTATTCGCGCCGCTGGCGGGGAGTTGTTAAATGCCACTAACGGTGGTGAAGGGTCGATAGGGTTTCGTCACAACGACGAAACTAAGGTTCGCATGAAACAGATTCACCGGCGAATTGACACGACGCTGGATGCGCGAATCGCTAATTCGCGACGCCAAGGTGGTCGCCCCGTTGTAGATCATAACGGAACGCATTTTGATACGCAGGCGGAAGCGGCCAGAGCGCATAATTTAGACAGAAAGTCCGTACATCATTTGTTGTACGGAAGATTGTTCGCTATGAAAGGCGTACGCCTTCGTTATGAAGGTGAGGATTTCCCTCTCGTTCGTAAAAATAACAAGGCGGTGGTAGACGATCAAGGAAATGTTTACGCCTCTATTAAAGAGGCCGCACGGGCAACCGGCTGCTCGTACTCGTCCGTATATGCCGTAATTAAGGGACGTTTAAAGCGCGTTAAAGGTCGACATTTTCGGTACCTCTAGCCCTGTTCAGGCACCATGTGCCTGAACCCCTTAGTCGCTCCGATAGAACCGCCCAGTGCTCCCAAGAGCTCGTGCGGCTTCATGTGAAGGAACGGCAGTTGATAGTTGGGGTTCATGTGTAACAGCCTCTCTAGTCCCATCCCCACCCCCATCCCCAGAGCTGCTCCGCCGACGCCACCTCCCGCCATTCCTGCGAAAGCTTTACCAGCAGCCGGTAATCGCTGACCGGGTTCAGCACCAATAGCTGCTTGGGCCATCGGCGCGCCAGGAACCTCACCCAAAAGCCAATCCATCGGACCAGCAGTTTTCAAATGCGGACGCAGCAGCTGTGCTCCTTGAAGCGCCCACGCAGGAATGTCTTCAGACGTCGAATCAATGGCATACGGCGCGCCCATCGGCATCGCCTGCTGTTGAGCAGCGTTCTCGAGATCCTCGACACGCTCCTTGATCATCTGTCCGCCGACCGCACCGGTAGTACCGCCTAGAGCCGTTCCGAGCTCTGCACCAGTGATGCCGCCGACTGGACCGAGAAATTTGGCACCGAGGGCACGGCCTGCCAGACCGCCGATAGCCGGACCTGCTGCCGCTGGAATTACGGAAGCCAGACTAGCGCTCTTGATCTTTAGGTGCTCGATACTCATCGTAGAAAGGTAGGTTCCTTTGGAAGCGCGCTAGGCGTCGACAACCCAGTAGACGGCGCTGAGGGCGCTCCGAGACTCGGAGCCCTCTTCAAGGCGCCCGCTACTGCGCGAGGACCCGCCTCTAGCGTATCTAGGGCTCCGGTTCCAAACCGAGACAGCGCCTTAGATACGCCTGGCAGATAGCGCTGCACCGCAGCTCCCGCGACAGGACCCGCCGCCATACTCGGCAAGTGCATGAGGAGATCATGAATCCCTATGGCTTCTTTCACGAAGCGAGAGACTGCCGCCTCAGATCCAGCCTTGTGAAACCGCTGGATCATCGTCTAGCCCTGCCAGGGGCCCTGAGGCATCTGTGGCTGTGGACCCCAGTGGCTGCCAGCGAGGCCGCCCATCGCGCCGAGCGCCGGATTCATCGGGCGATCTTGGCCAGGAGCCTGACCCGCGCCACCAAGACGACCACCAACAGCACCGCCGAGCATACCTGCGCCCATGTCGAACGCCTTACCGGCGAGACCGCTGCTCATGGCATGTGGAAGAATCTTGCTGGCGAGTCCACCGAGCATCTTGCCGCCTGCACCAGAAGCCAGGCGACCGAGACCCCACTTGGCAGCAGCGGGACCGAGGAGCGACCCGCCGATGCCCATTAGGGTGCCGAGGAAAGCGGACTTCTCGAGGCCGAAGGTCGCGGCGGCTGCTTTTGCACCGAGTTCTTGTTTCTCGGCGATAGCGTTCGTGCGCAGTGCCGCTAATTTCTCTTCGTGCCCGTGGTTCTCACGATCAACGATCACGTTGATGCCAGGACCCCCATTGGCACGAGAGTTCATCTCGGCTCCTTTGATGAGCTCGGCGATGAACTTCTCCATGAACGCGTCAGCCATGTTGCCCCTACTATGCCACGAGGTGGAGTTCGATGACGTTCAGCGGCGCAGGCAGGCCAACCGCCATGTAGGCGACGACTCTGTCTGGCGAGACCGTAGACACCGCGACACTCGTCACTGAGAACGAGAGCAGGGGCGCGCCAATCTTCGCCACCGTCCTGAGCTTCAGCAAATCGCCGCCCGTGTTGAGAGCGTTCTGTAGGAGCGTCAGAGTATCCGGCGTCACGTTGTAGATGCCCAGGAAGCTCTGCAAGATCTCCTGGAAGAACACCGACACGAAGTCGAAGTTCTTCACAATGGAGTACTCGCCGCTCTGCAGCGTCTGGACGTCGGTCGTCAGCTGGTGGACACAGTACGGCAGCGACTGAGGAGTGGCCTGCGCGATGACGTACAGACCGCCGTTCGACAGGTTGGTGAGCTCCGTGTCGTTGAAGTAGCCGTTCGAGTCGTAGATCTGGCTGATGCCGGCGATGCCCAGGTTGGTGAAGCCCTGCTGAGCAGGTAGACCCGCGGTCATGCCGCCGACGGCTGCCGACAGGTAGTAGCCCGGTTGGCCGAGGCCGTTGGTCACACCCGCCACGTCGCACTTGTCAGGCCACACGAGAATCGTGCGGCTCGAGTTGAACGACTGAGCTTCTGCGACCAGGTTAGTAACTTGCTGGTCCTTCGAGAGATTTCGGATGACCTGGTAGTTGATGGTCGAGGTACTAACGAGAGCCCCGCCGATGCGCTTAACGCCGTGCGGGAGCTCGTTCTGAGTAGCCGCCTGGTCCTGACCGTTATTCACGATCATGAGGCGCTGATTGGACTGAACCGAGGCTACAACCAAGTTCGTCAACACCGACGAGCTGGTGATCGTCGCGTTCGGGTCAGACGGGATCTGCAGAATATCGCCCGCGGTGACACCGCTCGTGATGAACGTGCCGCTCGGGTCAGTCAGCTGCAGGTAGAGATTGGCCGACTGAGACGTCACTGCCGATGTTACAGCAGTCACGGCAATGACAACTGAACTGTCATTGCTCGCCAAGATCTCTGCCGACAAGTTGCCGGTCTCAGCAGCGGGGAACGGCGTCGATGGATCCACCTCTAGAGTAGTGGCAGTCAGCACAGCCGCAATTAGGTAGGACCCGTTGCGGGACGTACCAGCAGCGTCAAGCGTAACGACCAGGAAGTCGCCAGGAACAACGTTGTTAGTAACGAGACTCGGGAAGCTCGGCAACGAGATTTGCGTGATGTAGCTGGGAGCCGTGCTAGATACGACCGACGACGCACCAGTAGCCGAGGGGGCGACGATGGTCGACGTCAGCGGAAGAGCGCAGCTGCCGAGAACTACCCGGAACTTCTGCGGGTAGCCGTTTGTCTCGTCGGGGATAGCCCGCTCGGTACAGTCAACGTTCCACATCTCGATGATGGATACATCTGCTGTCAGAGGAACGATCGCGTAGACGTCGCTTCGAGCCGAGATGGCATCGCGAACCGCGGTGTGACCGACTAGGTCGTCTGAGGTTACGCCTACGTATTGCACGACCGTCGTCGTGTTCTGGAGAGCAACGAACAGAGCCGCACCCAGTGGGTTACGGCTGTCGATGCGACCAACGTTGGCGATGATGTCAGATTCCTGTGCGACCGTGTTCAGCTGCGTAAGGTCCGTACGCAGGGCCGTGTAGGCCATGTACAGAACCGCGTAGTCAACGGGTTTGTTACCCTGACCAGGAACCGGCAGCGTGATGCTGCCGTTGATCTTCACGACGTTGCCCATCACGGTGTAGAAGCTCGATGAGACCTGTTGATCGAGCAACTTGCGCTCAATGCGGTAGGTCTGTCCCGAACCCGGCGTAAAGCCCGAAGACGGGATGTCCGAGGTCAGGAGGAGGCTCGTGTTGTTGGTGACCTGGTACACAGTCGCCGTGAGGACGTTGGTACCGTCAGTAACGATGAGAGTATCGCCCGGTAGAACTTGGTCTACGCCAGCAGTCGCCCATGTAGTAGCCGAGGACGTGAAGACATTGGACGAGGCGGTCGTGGTGCCAGTGGCCGCGTGGTCTATGACCACCTCAGCCTGATCCATAAACAAAGTAACTGTTGCAGCGTCAAGAGTCGCACCCGGAAGAATTCCAGGAGGGCTTGCTACTGTTATATATGGCGTACCTGTTGGCGTTGCAGTGGAAGGATTACCGAATAGTGTGCCATACGTTTGAGATAGTTGTATGCTAGCTTTGTCTGCGTAGGTAGTAGTACTACCCGGTTGAAAATAATCAAGAATTTGATAGGCGGGACCAACGACCAAACAATTTAAATCGGGGATATCTGGCGTGATGGTCTGCGTCGCCTGGTCCTCGTACACCAAAACTGTCGGTCTGATCGGCATGTGTTAAATCTCCAGGGCGAACCCGCACTTGAATTATAGGGTTCACGGTGCTAAGTAACGGATCACGTTAATGATAATCTACGTACTCAGCGACCCAAATACGAATCAACTTCGCTATGTTGGAAAGACTACGACAACCCTCTCCAAGCGACTGAGCAGGCATTTGAGCAATAGCGCGCTTCAAAAGCGAACACCTTTGACCTGTTGGTTAAAGTCTTTGAAGAAAGATGGCTTGTTGCCTTTGTCAGATATTATTGAAACATGCGAAAGTGAAGAACATCTTAACGAGACTGAACGTTTTTACATCGCGTATTTTCGTTTCGTAGGCGCAGATCTTGTTAACAGCACGGATGGTGGAGAAGGGCATTCGGGATTCTCCCCAACTGAAGAAACGAGAGCCAAGTTAAGTGCAGCCGGAAAAGGAAGACCGTTTTCACCGGAACATCGTGCTGCGATAAGTCGTAGCAAAAAAGGCAAAGGTAACGGCTTAACGGGACGCAAACGCCCTTCTGAAGTTCGAAATAAAATTCAACAAACTTTAAGAGGGCACACCGTTTCTAAAGAAACGCGACGGAAAATATCCACGGCGAACGGAGGACGTCCTGTCATTGACAATACAGGATGCGTCTTTGAGACTCCAAGAGAGGCCGATTTATTTTTAGGGCTTAAAGCGGGCGCAGTCCAGACGTCGATAAAACGCAAAGGACGGTGCGGCGGTTATATCTTCACTTATCTGGACAAGGCAGACCAAGAGAAATAGCCTCTAGGTACTCTGTTGGCTCAACACCCGACGCCGCGATATTAGCGACGATGTCCCTCATTATCGGCGCACTCGGCTCTTCTGTATAGCGAAGCACAGACTGAATCGAGAACGTGACCGGCGTCAAGAACTTGTTCTTGTCGGAACTAGCGGGTTGCGTGCGCCCAATAGTAATTGGCGTCATCTCGTGTAGGCCAAATGTTGCCTGTATTAGGCGGTTACTCGCTTGAAGATAGATTCCGACGGTATCTGATAGAGTCGAACTCTCACCGCGCGTAGCCGCTATGCACTCCACCATTATCGGCAGAGTAACTAGATGGAAGTATCCAGTTAGTCCGCGCTGCAGGTTTTTTCCCGCTAAGTCTCCGAGCGTTGTTCTGCCGATAGTCTGGTCGTCTGCATCTACTATCACTGCTGGCCTGAAATTTTTACCCGTGGACGCTTCCGAGAATGCGCTCTCAACTAAGATCGTCGTCTTATCGGTGTCTTTTCTCCAGTACCACTGAAAGTCTTCAGGCGCATTCGGGAACACGAAGCGACGTCGAATGATCTCCACGAAGACGCCTATGACGGCCAAGCGCGACCCAGGTAGGATCGTCCTCTGCTGTCTCTCCTCTGGGTGCGGCGTCAGCTGAGGATTCGGTACATACGTCGGTATGAAGGTCTTCTCTTTCATTTTTGCCTCAGTACAGCGACGGCGTTGACAGCGGGTCGACTAGGAACGAGTACTCAACCGAGTTCCTACCCAGCAGTGACGCCGTCACTACCTGGTGAACTACGACCGTGTTGATCTCTGCGGGGACAACGCGCTGAACTTCGTATCGATCGTTCCTGTGCAGATCGACGATGACGTCCTTGTACTCAAGCAGCGGATAGTCAAGTGTCGTGAACTCCTCGAGCTTGATGTCCACCTCTCCGTGAGCCTCTAGACGCGTCTGAACGGCCGCGGCATCCTTTCGCCCCCGGATCTGCACGGGCGCCCAGTAGCCGCCTAGGAACGATGTTCCGTAGCAGGCAGGACAATGCTCGCGCGTAACTTCCTTCGTCACTGGATCCCAGCATTCGGTGCAGCGAATCCCCCAGCGTCTACGCTTCATGACCGCGAGAGGAATGCCGTTCAGGTTCTTGTAGATCGTTCGCAGGTCGAGCTGCAGGCGCCGCTTGATGCCTGCATTCACGCGATTGAGCGTTGGCGCGATAGGCGTAGGTTGACTCGCGAACTGATTCGCAGTTCCAGACGGAGGCGTGACTGTGACCTGATAGTAGATCTGTCTGGACAGCGAGAATAGGTTCAGAGGTTCTCTACCGTTCTTGTCGTACGGCGGAGCGGGCGGCAGGCCGAACTGGTTGTCGACGAAGTTATAGGCATCCAGTAGCCCGGTCGCGAGAACCTCCCAGGGACCGGCAGGCCCGCCAGACCTGGCGATGTCTACGTAGAAGTTTCCGGTTTCCTGCGAGTGTATCTCCCACTGCAAAAAAACAGAACTTGGATACAGAGGAAGCGTCTTGGTTATCGTGACGTAGGCCACGACTAAGTGTACCTCTTAAAGACCGACTGCCGGACCAGGATCTGGCGTCACGTTCTCGATGCTCGAACTGTCGACGGCGCTACCTTGGTCGATGCCGTCGAAGGTCCTGCGAACTCTCTGCTCGCCCTCGTCGCCCCAACCAACGGGCGGCCCCTTAACTGTCAATCTCTCTTCGTACGGGTTAGGTGTGGAACCAGGACCGCGATCCTCCCACCGAGAGTGACCGCCAGTGCCCCACAGCTGCCAACCGCTGAGCTTGCTGCCGGCATAGCCACCAAGAGCTCCGCCCAGTGCAGATCCACCGGCCCACGCTGGATAGGCCATCATAAGTTGCGTAAGCGTCCCGCTCTGCGGCGACGCACCGCTACCGGCTAGACCACCAGCCAGGCCGCCTAGGCCCGCGCCAGCGATCGTTCCAGCGTCTCCGCCGCTTAGTGCCGCGACTCCCGCGGGAACTCCAGCAGACAGAAGCATGCCCGCGGGCGTGATAGGCATCGATACCTTGTGCAGGCCGCCATACATTCTGCCAGGCTCGTCTGTCTGGCTCGTTATTCCCAGGTGTCTGTACAGATCAGCGAAGGCTGTTCCCGCCTGAACGTCAGCGGGCTGAGAGTCCCTAGCTCGCGCGAGAGACGAGTCCGCCTGCGTAGCGGAGTGATAGTGAGGGCTGGTCGCTCCGGTATCCATGCCGGCCTCTGACGAGGCTGCGGTGAGGCCCGGGTTGAAGTTAGCAATCTTCTCTGGAATTGGTCTAGGCGCCGTACACGACCCGTAGTGCTTAGCCTTCCGACAGGTAGTGCAGATCTCAGCGCCGATCTTACCGGACACGGCTGCTCGCAGAGGTAGCGACTGGGTGTGCATCAAACCAGAGAACATTCCCTGCTGTGGCCTCGGAGACGCTGCACCGGCAAGCGTTTTAACATGACCGAGCATCTGGCCTCGAAGACCTGGATTAGCGCCTATCGTGTTCATCACGCCCTGAGGGCCGTGCGTGGCGTACATGCTCTCGGTCAGCGCCTTGAGTGAATCGAGCTCCGACAGTTTGCGACGCGGTTCTAGTCTCGTCTTGGCCTGCTCCTGCATACCGAACGTTGTTCCAACGGTCTCGGGAGTAACCGGCGGTGGTGGCGCAGCAGGAGGTGCCTTAGTCTTAGTAGCCTGTAATAGATTGCTGCTCTGAACGGTTGGGTCCGTTACAGCAGGCCATGCCCTCTTCTCGAGCATCAGACCTACCAGTTGACCGCTGGCGTATGCCGCTTCGAGGAAACTCACAGAAGAATTACCGTTGACATTTTATAGTCTCTACGTAAGTTTAGCGACAATCATGGGTACGATTTATGTTCTTGTTGATCCTAGAAACGGAGACATTAGATATGTTGGTTTTACGGCCGGTGATTTAGAGACTCGTAGACGTGATCATTTATCGGAGCGCAAAAAGAACAACAATGAGACGCATAGAGCTCGTTGGCTACGAAAACTAAAGAAACTCAAACTCGAACCGATGATCAGGGTCGTTCAACAAATTCCGCTTTATTGTTGGCAACAAGCCGAACAATATTGGATAGCTTTCTTTAGACAAGAAGGCTGTCCATTGACTAATGCGACTGAAGGCGGAGAAGGAACCCTCGGCTGGAGAGCACGACCAGAGACGCGCCAAAGGATGTCTAAGGCGCAAAAAGGACATCTTCTTTCTGAAGAAAGTAGAAGAAAGATAAGTAAGGCAAAGAAGGGTGTTAAATCCAAATTAACGCCAGAGCAGAGAAGAGCAAACGCAAGAAAAAATTATACATGGACGCCGGAACAACGTATTAAGTTTTCCGCCGCTACAAAGGGACAAAAGCGCAAACCGCATACTCCTGAAGCTAAAGTCAAAATAAGCGCGAGCAGTAAGGGAAGAGTAAAGTCCGAGAAAGAGTGTTTGAATATTTCTTTAGGTAAAAAAGGCAAACCAAACTTAAAATTGCGCGGATTCAAGCATACAGATGAGACGCGAGAGAAAATACGACAAGTTGCCCTCGCACGCACAGCCGAACAAAAACAACGAGCCGCTGACGGCAGAAAACGCGCTATGCAGCTACGTCAAGGAGAAACAACGGCTCCGGGCGCCGGGGAATCCGAGAAAGAATGAACATCGTCATTTACTTGAAACGTTCTGTCAATGACACTGCGCTGACGGCGTCCCTCGTCCGCGGGCTCACCGCGTACAGAGCCAGCCCCGCCCGCGGGCATGTTAGACGCCCCGATGCCGACATTGAACGAGATCTTCAGGTGGCTGAGCTTTGCCTGTGGCATCGCACCCGTACCAAAGGCCGGAGATGGCGCGGGTGTTCCGGCGCCCCCGGCTCCGCCAACAGAGAGACGAGAAGTCACGTTGCCGGGTTTCGGCATGCCCTTCATCTCGGGCATCTTCACGCCGATTGAGCCAAGCGACGGAGGCTTAGGAATACCAAACGCTGCAAGAGCCTCTCGGCCGCCTAACGCAGCGGCGTGCCTGAGGTTCATGGCTTGTGTCCTTACTTCTTCAGTGCGCCGAGAAGGCCTGCGACGGGACTAGCCGTCTTGGCGGGCTTCTCAATTAGACCGCAGTCCTCGGCCTGCTTACGGACGTCGTCAATCGAGGCGTAGCCCGCGGCCTTAAGGGCTTTGCGGACACCGATTTCTCTGGCTGTTTGCAGGTGGTTACTCATTGGTCGATCTCCTCAGAAAGTATAGCGCTCAAGCCTGCGGGCGGTTCTTGCGCTTCTTCTCTTTGATCTTGTTATTCTCGACTACGAAGGACAAGGCGTCTAGAGCATCGAAAACCGAGCAGCTGGGGTGCTCGTGCATTGTCGTGCACTTGTCCGAATCAATCCAGTAGCGATTGCCGCAGAACTCACAACGACTCTCGGTGATCCCAGGGTCGTCTAGATCGATGATGGTCTCTACTGCGTCCTCGTCCTTCATAAGGCTCCTAGTGCGTGATGTCAGTATGAGTTCTCGCTGCCAAAGCTGCCGTCTGCGCCCCCTGGCGCTAGATCACTGTCATATGCGACGTGGACATCAAACAAATAGTCGGGCATCGCATCTCGCCACTGGCTCGGGTTACCGTGCTCGTCAACACCGAGGGCGTTGTCTACCGGACTCGCCTGGTTCTTTTTTGCGTACTGAATGCGATCGGTGCCGTGGGAAAGCTCGGGCCCTGTCGGCATGACGCCGTGGTCGGCGCCCATTGGGCCGGCTAACTTGAAACGCTCAAGAGCGGCTCGAGAGCCTCGGATAGCAGCATATTTTATGCCCGCACGCATAACAGCACTCAGCGATTAAACCGACTCACGTCTGTGTAGCCAGAGTTGAGGGTAGCGTACGCGCCCTCCATGTTGTTCTGTGTCTTGACACCACGCGCGAGAGCATCCCATTCCTCACGGAGCTGTTGCGCTAAAGCAGAGTATTGTGCTTGCTTTTCAAATAGTTGCGCAGGAGATACGTTGCCCTGTTGGATGCTGACCTGGTTGCGAATTTGTAGAAAGCTCTCGCTCATCATCAAGAAGCGTGATGTGCCGATGAGCAGCAGGTACCGCAGGTGATGCGGAAACGATTGTGGCGTAAGAAACGTCTGTGGCGTGATCGTATTGAAGGCCGAGACTGCCATCTCAATCGCGAGACACAGGTCCTTGTTGGAGAACTGCACCTCGTCGAACAAGATGTTGTTCCGCGCGTAATCGCGCATGAATATCCGGATCTGGTCTCGACTAACTACGAATGGCGTCGTCGGTGTGGCGACTACTGGCATAACGACCTCCTATCAGCGAACGTAGGTTCTCTCGAGCGACGCCACCGCTTGCGCGATCTGCGCTGCAGAACCCGCGTTTGTTGTCGTGAGAGATAGCCCCTGGAACGGGAGCAATACAACCTTGAACTTGCTCTCGTCAAGCGCGATGAAATTCACGCCAGTAGCTGACTCGATGATGATCTGCTCGCCAGACAAGATAGACGGTGCGTCTGCGTTGACGGTCGTTGGGTCGATGTTCACGATCGATAAGGTGACCGTCTCGCTCGAGCCCATCGAGAGGTGGAACTGCGAGCAGATCACAGGCTCCTGATTGTTCCAGAAGAACAGACCGCCATTTGTGCTGGTGGCGTACTTGTAGATGCAGTTGCCCGGCGTGTAGAGTGGGCTGTCTTCTCGTTGCCCGCCGCTGAGTGGAATCGTCCCGTTGAATACGTTGGACGTAGCTCCGGCCGAGATTATCTGCTGGATCGCCGTAGAGTACGAGGCGGCCTGCCTTGAGACGACGGATACGAGTGACGGGTTCGCCATGTATCAATTGTAGCAGGACAACGGTCGAGCTATCTATGCAACAACAGTAGCGATATCAGGACCCCACAACCCCGGATCCTCCCAGCGTAGAACGTAGGAGTACCCCGTGTTCACGAGCAGCGGATTGGTAAACCCACCGCAGGCGTTGGTCGTGGTCGTCGCTACCGGTGAGCTTAAGTTACCCGCCAGGTAGTCGCTCTGGTAGTACAGACGTATCTGCGCATTACATATCGGTGATCCGCCTGGCGTCACGTACAAGTACTGCCCTGGGATCTGATAGTTCTCGTCAATCTGGATCGTGTTGGTAAACGGTGGCGGTGGAGGCGTCGCGCTTCCGCCGAGCGTCACGTCGAACGGCGTCCACGGGATGACGTCGGAGACCGCGCCGTCGGCTAGCGTCAGCTGCACCTGATAGAAGTACTCGGCGATCATCAACCCCGAGGTATCTCCAGGCGCTAGAGCAACTGTGAGAACAGGGGCGTACTGCCCGAAATAAAGGCTCTGTGGATTAGCGGCTGTGGTGAAGAAGATCGCGTTTGTTATCGCAGTTGGCGCAGTTCTAACGGTGAACGTCGCTACTGCGCCAACCAACAGGCCCATCGGAAGAGGATCACCGTCTGGCTTGGTCAGGTCGATCTTGACGGTCTGAGACGTTCCCTGTACGACGATTATGCGGCCCATTACTGCCCTCTCACTGTTCCAACGATACCGGAGTTAACCGACACGCTTCCTGATATCTGGACCTGCGGCGGCGTCGGAGACGGCTGCCTATCAGAGAACAGTATCTGCACGACGTCGCCAGGTTGCGGTGGAAAGTCTAGCGTTATCTGCCCGACGTCAGGATTGCTCTCGAAGTAGCCGTACGGATTGAAGGATCCACGAGGGGCCAGCGAGCTGTAAGTTCTGCCGTTGATGATGTACGCCGTCGAGCTCGGCACGTAGGGCACAGGCGTGTAGAACACGACGTTCGTGCCATCGATAGGACCTATCGCGAGTCTGACCTGCGCGTTTGGCATTCTTAGTTAACTGTAGCGGATCAGTGCCGCGATAGGAACGCCTACGGGAGGCGGCGTGCTGAACACAATCATCTGATTACTGATTTCTGTCCACCCCTCGTACTGCATGAAACCATTGATGATCGGCACAGCGCTACCCGGTATCCAAGGTATCAGGCCCCTGTAGCCTTGTATATTGCCGAAGGACACCGCCACCAGTGGAATGACCACAGACATGCCCATTCGGATGTAATCGCTTATGGCGGGAACGGATACCGATATGATCGACGCGGCTATGCTGTCTGCTACGAGAGGCAGGAATTCTGATAGTGCGCGAGCTCCTGTGAAATTTCGTGAGATGTTGTCTAGTACCGCGGGTAGCGACTCGTTTATCTGTTTTATGGCCGCACGCGCGTTCGACACAGAATCAATCGGTGTCGGAACTACGTCATTGATTGCTCTGAACGCGCTAATTACACGAGCAACATCATCGCTGATAGTTAGTATCTCAGATAGGCTGCGAGACCCGGCGAATGCGCGAACAATATCGTCTGTCAGGGTCGGCAAGCTTTCAGAGATATTCTTGTTGCTGGCGAACAAGCGAGACACAGAGTCAGTAGGCGTAGACAGCGTTTCACTCAGCGCTCTAGACGAGGACTTAACTCGCGCAACGGCGTCGGTTATAGTAGAAAGCGATTCCGTCTCCACGCGGCTGAGTACAACAGCGCGCGATACGGCATCCGAGAGCGCCGTCAGTGATTCGCCGATTGAGCGAGAGTAGGTTCCAGAACCATGGCTGTTCTGTTGACTGACAGAATCGAACGGCGTCGGGACTGTTTCTGCAATGAGGCGCGATAGAATCGCAGATCGAGTAACCGTGTCGCTGAGAACAGGGATCGTCTCGCTAAGGTTGCGTGACCCGGCGTACACCCGCGCGATCGCATCCGACAAAGCGCTTAGCGTTTCAGATAGCTGACGGGCGTAGCCTTGGGTCGCGACAACACTGTCCGTCGGAGTAGCGATAGACTCAGACAACGAGCGAGCGCCCGCATACGCGCGAGACACCGCGTCAGCAGGAATGGTGATCGACTCGGCAATCGCACGAGAGCCTATGAAATCTCTAGATACCGCATCGGTCGGAGTAGACACGGATTCAGAGAGAGCTCGAGTACCGCGATACACCCTAGTGATAGAATCAGACGGAGTTGTAACGGTCTCAGATAGTGAGCGCGATCCCTCGAACAAGCGAGCGACGGCGTCAGTAGGCGCAGGCGCCGATTCAGAGACCGCTCTGTCACCCGTGAAGTCGCGAACAACGCTGTCAGACGGCGTAGACACGTTTTCAGTAATTGCTCTGCTGCCGGTGAAATCACGGGTTACAGCATCTGTTGGTGCAGGCACGCTTTCAGATAGTGAGCGGAATCCCGCGTAGAGTCTCGAGACTGCATCCGCAGGAACAGAAACGGTTTCAGAAATCGTGCGGCTCTGGTTGCCGCCATAACTAACAGAGTCACTAGGCGTAGGGACTGTCTCAGTAATATCGCGGCTACCTATGAATGCGCGAGTAACTGCGTCTATCGGAACGCTGACGGTTTCTGAGATGTTGCGGCTACCTGTGAACAACCTAGTTACCGCATCCGTGGGAGCAGACGCGGTTTCAGAGATCACGCGATCCCCGATGAATACACGGGTAACCGCGTCGGTAGGTGCTGCTACGCTCTCGGAGATGTTACTGTGTGCGCCTAGTACACGCGATACGCTGTCGGTCGGAGCGGGTATCGTCTCAGATATTCCTCGCGTTCCTGTGAACACGCGAGCAACGTTGTCTGTGGGAACAGACACCGTCTCGCTAATAGTTCTAGTAGCGCCTAGTATGCTGGACACTGCGTCTATAGGAGCGCCCGCATTTTCGGAAATAGCGCGATGGTTGACCACTGCGCGCTGAACAGCGTCTGTCGGCGAGGAGACAGATTCAGATATTTGACGAGTGCCGGTGAAGTCTCGAGCAACGGCGTCTGTTGGTGCAGAGACGCTCTCCGATATTTGCCGAACGTTAGTGAGGAGTCTGGAGACCGCGTCCGTAGGTGTCGGTACAGTTTCAGGTATCGCACGAGCGCCGTCGAACACCCGAGCCACGCTATCCGCAGGAGTAGAGACGGCCTCGCTTATCGCGCGCGTTCCCGCGAATGCCCTTGTGATCGCGTCCGTCGGAGCAGAAGCATTCTCGCTGATAGCGCGAAGATGTGCGACCAAGCGCGTTACGGAATCCGTAGGCGTAACCGCGTTTTCACTTATTGATCGTGTCCCGATAAACGCCCTGGCTACTGCGTCAGAAGGAGCGCTGATGTTCTCGCTTATCGCGCGTTGTGCCGTGTAAGCGCGCGATACCGCGTCGGTGGGCGCAGAGATTGTTTCTGATATTGCGCGTGTTCCAGAGTATACGCGTGAGATTGAATCAGTAGGCGATGGTACCGACTCAGATATTGAGCGGAAGCTCCCGTACAGACGACTGACAGAATCTGTCGGGGCCGGCACGCTTTCCGATATCGTTCGACTCCCGATGAAGTCTCTAACCACCGCATCCGTAGGCGCGACGGCTGATTCTGATATTGCTCGATGTCCCGTAAACGCGCGAGTAACAGAGTCAGTTGGCGCGCCAACGCTTTCTGTTATTGATCTATTGCCAGCATAAACGCGGGCTACTGAGTCACTTGGGGTAGTGACAGTTTCAGAGATTGCGCGGGTACCTGTGAAGCCCCTAGCGACGGCGTCTGTTGGTGCCGATATCGTTTCGGAAATCGCACGCGGATACACAGCAAAACGTGATACCGCATCCGTTGGTGCGGAAGCGTTTTCAGAAATAGTTCGGTTACCGGCATAGACTCTGGAGACAGCGTCGCTAGGGGCGGGTACCGTCTCGGATATGGTTCTGGAGCTCGTGAGTACGCGAGCAACTGCGTCACTGGGCGCAGAGACAGATTCTGATATAGCGCGGCTCCCCCCATAGACCCTGGAGACTGCGTCAGTAGGAGCGGGTACGCTCTCAGAGATCGCACGATGCCCTCCGTAGACTCGGGCAACTGCGTCTGAAGGCGTAGGGACGGTCTCAGATATGTTACGGCTGGCTACGTAGGCTCTAGTTACAGAATCCGTTGGAGTTGGTACGACCTCTGGTATGGCGCGAGTTCCGACGAAAACGCGCGCAACGGAATCTGTTGGTGTCGGTACGGTTTCTGAGATCGCGCGAAGTGCTGTGAAGGCTCTAGTAACGGAGTCTGTTGGGGTAGGTACCGTTTCCGAGATTGCTCGGGTACCCGCGAATACTCTGGTAAGCGTGTCGCTTGGAGTAGTTACGGTCTCAGAAATATTTCTTACGCCGGCGAACACGCGAGCAACCGCGTCGCTAGGAGCCGAGGCCGATTCTGAAATTGCTCTCGTGCCTGCGTATATGCGCGTCACAGAATCGCTCGGCGTGGGCACTGTTTCTGAGATTGCACGAGATATGGCTTGTACTCGAGCCACGACGTCGCTGGGCGTCGTTACGGTCTCGCCAATAGACCTGGAGTAGGCTACGAATCGGGCGACCGAGTCCGTGGGCGCGGCGATAGTCTCGGAAATTGACTGCTGATATACGTGACTCGACGGCTCGGTAGGACCCGAGATGGGACCGCTGGAAATACCTTGTGATGTACCGATGCTCATCTGTCACCACCAGCATAGGTAGATGAAACCAGGACCGCCGTTACCGCCCGCTCCGCCTACTGCACTGGTACCGTTTGCACCGCCACCGCCACCGCCACCAGACCCCCAACCACCTTGGCCGCCCTTTCCTCCAATAAGGCTTGTGCCGGTGTTACCACCACCGCCAGTGCCACCCGTGGTGGCGAATAATAGCCACGGGAAGTCGCCATATGTTGAAGTAAGCGGCAAGAGAGTATTTACGCCGACGCCGTTAATGCCCGCTCCGCCGCCAGCAGCACCGCCAGATAGGGAGTTGAGGCCGGGACCGAAACCTGATTGGGTAATACCACCACCTGCAGATGTCGCATTGCCAGAACTAACTGAACCTCCACCACCGCCAGCGCAGAACGGCGTTCCCGAACTACTCCACGTAATAGCGCCACCTGTTCCGGGTCCAGTGGTGCCACCTGTTCCGCCTGCCTGCCCCGCTGTTCCTGTGTAATACACGCCCCATTCAGAAAACGCCTGCTGCGTTGCGGTCACGCCACCCGAGCCACCTGAGCCACCCGCGGTTGCCGAGCCTGCGCCGCCTGCGCCATTGACGGCGCCAGTCTGGGCGATTAGATTCGTGGCAGTCGTCGATCCGGATACTGCCGATATGTATGAGATGCCGCCATTTGCACCAGCCGCCGTAGCTGCCCCGCCAAGTCCGCCGCTACCCGGCGACAAGTAGATGACGGAGGGAAGAAATCTGACAACAAATAAGAAAGCGCAAGAGTTCGCAGATCCACCACCACCACCACCACATGCCGCGGTACTCAGCGCGGACGATGCGCCCCCGCCTCCCCCGCCTCCGCCAGCGACGAGCAGCATATACAGCATACTGGTATTTCGTTTGATGACGAATGGTTGCCAGCGAGACGCGCCAACCACGCCAGTCAGACAAAAGTGCTGACACTCGCGATCATGGTTTAGGAATTCTGCGCCGAACATAGGTCACCACCACGCAGCGTAAATGAAACCAGGACCACCCGAGCCGCCCTTGCCGCCTGTGCCGTTCTCGGCGCCACCACCTCCACCACCTCCAGAGCCGATCGCACCTGGTCCGCCTACACCACCTGTAGCCGCCGCAGCGCTACCGCCTCCGCTACCTCCGCTAAATGCGAAAACTTGCCATGGAAAATCTCCATACTGGGGGCCTGACCCTAGACCAGAAAAGAAGCCAAAACCTGGTTGGCCGGCACCGCCTCCAGCGACACCTCCAGCGACTGATCCGATCAATGACCCTTGACCGCCGTTGGAGCCGCCACCGCCTGTTGTTCCTGTTGACGATGTGCCGCCTCCGCCTGCGCCTCCGGTTGTACAAATCCCATTGTAGCCGGCGCCTCCCGCAACACCCACGTTACCGGCTGAGGCTGCTGTCCCTGCCCGCGCTGTCATTACCCCAAGCACAGGCCACACCGCGCCCGTCCCAACAAATACAGTTTCGCCTGTTCCTGCGGCTCCACCCGCCGAAGAAGTGCCCGCGTGTCCTGCCGTTGATGCAGAAGCTCCTGAAGCGAGCACAACATTGGATAGGGTATTGTTGGGCACCGCGCAGATGTAGGATTTCGCCCCCGCCCCACCCGTCCCCGCGGCGGCGCCTCCTACTCCGCCAAGGCCTGGCGCCATATAAAGGGTTCTCGGCAGAAGCCGCGCAGGAATGAGCAGCGTTGCTGCCCCGCCACCACCTCCACCACCTCCACCCGCGCCTGCGACAGCAGAACCAGATGACGCTCCGCCACCACCACCGCTGCCACCGCCGATACAGCAGAGCAGGAGCATGCTAGTGCCCCGCGGGATGTCCCAGACGGTCCAGCCTGATTCAGCTAGAGGCTGGCGCCCCATGAGCCACATATGGCGGTTAACGCGCGGATTAAATGTCATGAGTCACCACCACGCGATGTGGACGAACCCCGGTCCACCGTTGCCACCAATACCCCCTGTACCACCGCTTGTTCCTCCGCCACCTCCGCCACCTCCACCGCCACATCCCCACGCGCCGTGGCCACCGATACCGCCCGTGCCGCTGGCATGCCCGCCACCACCCGTGCCACCCGTAAACGCAAAGAATGCTCTGGGCAGCTCGCTATAGAAAGAAGCGGTCAACTGATGTGATGCGTAACCGGGATTGCCATTGCCCCCAGCAGTCACGCCACCTGCGATCGTGTTGATGAGCCCTGCGCCAGTGATTGCCCCACCCGCACCCGCCGTTGTTGTCGTGTTCACTCCACCACCGCCCGATCCACCGCTGAGGACGAGGATGCCTCCGTACGTCACCGACGATCCTGCACCGCCGCTCGTACTGCCGCCGGCACCTCCAGTACCTCCAACACTGGCCCCCCACAGCCCCAGCGATCCAAGCGAGTTCAGCGTGTTCGTCGCGGCTGTTTCTGCCGTGCCTGATGCGCCGCCGCCTGATGTCGTTCCACCACTTCCGCCGCCAGCCACCGCCGAGCCTGAGAGGAGAATCACGTCGGTGGAGTCGGTGGCACCTGATACTGCAGAGACACAAGAAGAGGTCCCGCTACCGCCGACTTGCCCAGCGGCGTTGTGCTGACCGCCCTGGCCAGGGCCAATGTAAAGCGTCCTGGGTAGAAAACGAGCAGGGATTAGGAGTCGGGCTATCCCGCCTGAACCGCCGCCCCCGCCCCCGCCTGCCGCAACGCCAGCTCCTCCAGTCCCTCCACCACCACCTGCACCTCCACCACCCACGCACATGATCGCGAGCATGCTGGCGTTGCGTGGAATAACCCACGGCGTAAAAGTGTCAGCGCTGACACTGTTGTTCCCGGGGAAGAAAACGAATTTGCAGCGCCTAGGGTTATAGAGGTTCTCCGAGCCGAACATCTGCCTCAGTAGTCGGCGGCGAAGGCGATCCCCGTCCAGTTAGTGTTAGATGCGTTGACGACGTGAGAGCTGATTAACAGGTACTGCGGCGTTCCGCCGTTGCTGCCAGCGATACGCATCCCGATCGGTATGTCGTACCAGTTCACGGCTGACGTCGAGTTATCAGCCGTGCTTCCCGATACCGCTAATTCTGCGATACAGTTCGTGTTAGAAGACGTTGGCGATCCGGTGTTGACTGTCGAGATATAGATACGGATACACGTAGCGCTAAACGTAGCGCCCGCACTGCTTGCTACAGGAATGCAGCGTATCGCTTCGACATAGGAATCGTTGGCTCCAGGCGTAAATAACAGGATTATGCTGGTGCCAACGGTTCCACCAGAACCGTCGCTCGTAGCTAGCGCAGTTCCGCCGAACTTGACTGGTTGGATATTCGCGGCTCTTGTGAACTGTGGTTGTACATTGCCTGCAACAGCCATATCTATCTCCTCACTGTGGAGCCATGCGCATCACAAAAGCGACTGTGACGGCCTTATCGGCAAGTACCTGTGCTGGTAGGTCACACCACACGTTGGTCGTGGCGCCCGTCAGACTGACCGCAGAGCCTGAGTTGCTCGAGGAGAAGATGACATCCCTGGACAGGGTGTCGCCCGACGTCGTGTACGTGCCCTGGCCCACTTCCCAGTTCGTGCCGTCCGTGAGCCCGTAGTACACGGTCTGTCCCGTGACGAACGCTGAGGAGAACGACTGGAAGCCGGCTACAGCCCCAGCCATAGAAAGCGTTCCCGTGCCGGAGGTCGTGGTGGTCTCCTGCACACGATCGGCATATTTAAGACCTGGAGCGCTCATGGGTCACCTATCCCATGATAATTATAGCCGCCGAGGTATTTTACAGAGAGACTACCGGTGTCCGCGAATGGCTCTTGCGACGGTCTCTGCGCTTACATTAAACGCTTTACCGATCACGGCTTGCGACATGCCGGTTGCACGCATTTCTTTGATCTTGACGATGTCCTGTTCCGTCAACTTGGCTTTCTTAGCCTTAGTGTCGCGAATCTTCTGCTTGGTCTCTTCGCTGTGACCGCGCTTGCGGCGACCTTCTGCATAGGCGCGCTTGAGGCCCTCGCCGATGGCTTCACGATGTTCTTCTGTTTCGTGTGTGCCTCGTCGTGCATCTGCAGATGCAGCTATCGCCTTGTCGCGAACCGCCCAGCCCTTAGCAAGGTTTTCTATGTTGCCTTGATTACCAGCCGCGATTTTACCGGCGCTTACTTTTGCGCCGTGCGCGGCGAGCTCTTCGGCGGTTTTGGCTTGCCACGCCGTTAAAACGCCAATGGTTCGTGCTTCACGAACATCAAGCCGGGTCCATGATTCTGTAGTAACTCTTGTCGCGATAGCACTGCGTTCTTCGGGAGTGAGGAGTGGCGATTCTTCAATTAAAGGTTGCTGCTCATATTTCTTGATCCAATTGTGGTTAGCGCATAGTAATTGATAGCGACCTTCGCCAAGTTCCACAGAAACAAGAATCATTTTCAAATATTTATGCGGATTATTGTATTCTCGGCGCTCAACAGACCCTCCGCCTTGGACATGGTCTATCTGTAAACAACGAGTATCTGTTACGTCACAGCGACTACACTTGCCGCCTAGTAACGCTAGGATTCTATCCCGTAATTTACGCGTCGAAGAGCTAGAGCGGCGTACTTTGTCAGGTTCATCGTCTTTGAGCATATCGCTTAAATAGCATGCGATATCGCACAAAGCTTCCTGTAAAGAGATAAACTACAAATATTTTGTAGCGGCTCTAAGTACTTGTTTTTACATGGTAATCGTACAAGTATTTTGCAAAGTATCGCCGCTAACAAGCGTAGGCGGCGAAGGCTCTGCCGACTCGAAAGGCATCACACCACCCGCGGTCGTGTTCACAGCGCCAAACACGGCCTCGTTGTTGATGGTCTCGGTACCTGTAGCCGTCCACGTATGCGTCAGCGTGTACGTAGTCGCAGCCGCCGTGTGAGCATACGTGCCAAGCGCACGAGTGAAACCGTTCGACGTAAGCTCACCGTTGAGCGTGGTATCCGAGGTGGCCGGTGAGAACGAGGTCGCAGAGACCGCGAGGTAATACGCAGGCGCTTGGCCAGGGATGATCTGGTAGGACGCAGTTGCGTTCGGCGTCGAGCCCGCTGCGCCAGTTGCCGGGTTGTACCACTGATCAATAGTCAGAACGGTACCGGTGTTCGAGACAATGACGCCCCACACGACTGCGCCAGTACCCGAGCTATTCGGACCCGCGCAAACGATCGAACCCGCGAGCGCCTGACCCGAGGTCGGAAACGATGCGCCAGAGTTGGTCAGCGACGTCGAAGACGTTGCAGTAGCGTTACCCGTTGCAGTCGAGCCGAAGAAGTTATTCGGGCCGCCCGCCATCGCCTTCGCCATCCAGTCATACACGTTGGTATAACCAGAGGCAGTCGACGTGATCAGGTTGTGACGCCACGATTTGTTGCGGCGCTTGAGCTTACCGTTGCGATCGCGCACTTCGCTGTAGAAGTGCGAGTGCTTGCCCTCAGGCGCGCGAGCACGAGCTCGGCTAGCCTGACTAATGCTGCGCTTCTTGCCGCCTGGAGCGGTGTAAAGAATCTCCATGTTACTTGCTCCCCTTGGACGAGGCCTTCGGCCCGAACTGCCCAGCGATGTACGTCTGAGCGTCGTTGTCTTCCATGTAGCGATCCATGGCGGCATCTGCCACTGCGCCTGTCACGCCGAAGCGCGTCAGGGCGCTTTGCATCAGTTCTTTATTCGGACCCTCATCGCTGACTTCCACGGACTTTACGTGACGGCGTGCGATGTGGTGCTTGTTCGACTCGCGGAGAAAGTGACAGACTGCGTCTTCGCGAGTCAGTTCCTTGCCTACGCTGGCTTGTGCAGCCACGTGCGCGCAGACGGAGATCTCCGGGATATTTACGTCGTGGTGGGTGTCCAAAGTCTTCTCGACCTTGATCGACCACCCGCCATTGATCAATTGCTTGGCTTTTAGGGCCTTTACGTCCGCATCTGTAACCTGAGTTCCAGGATGCTTGTCGACGTCTTCCCAGTCATAGAAACCGGATACCTTGAAAGTGATTAGCATGGGCCCCTCTGCTCCCTTAATTCTAGGAGTTGTATGAGAGCTCTCAGTCGCTATCAGCAGGAGGATCCTGCTCTGGAACTTCAGGGATAATCAACTCTTCAGCAG